TTGCTGGTAATATTATAGGCCAAACATCAACTCTTCTAGGTTACCCAATTAATCCGCGTATTGAGGTGTTATTCTCTAAAACAAATCTACGCCAATTTGTCCTTGAATTTTTAATGGCACCAAGGAATGAGGTTGAATCCGAAAGCATGAAGGCCATTATTCGTACACTCCGATTCCACTCAGCACCAGAACTAGATAACTCAACAGCGGGCTTCACATGGATTCCACCTGCTGAATTTGATATTACCTTCTATGATAAGGGCAAAGAAAATACCAATATTCCAAGAATTAATACCTGCGTTCTGGATCGTATTGAGGTAGACTACGCACCAACGGGTGTTTATTCTACATTCTCTAATGGCCATCCAGTAGCAGCCAGACTAAGCTTAGGCATGAGAGAAGTTGAAGTTGTCCACAAGCGCCGCGTTCTCCAAGGATTCTAAGAATGAGCAGTTATTTTGATAAATTCCCACTAATTCGCTATCAGATATCAGGTGTTAAATATTCAAGCTTCCAGACTGTTCGGAATCTTTTATTTCGCACAGCAATTATTCGTGAGGCTCTAACCAATTCCTCATCATATATTAAATATGTAATACGCGACGGCGATACACCAGAGATATTAGCTGCCAAGGTATATGGTGATCCACAAGCTCACTGGATGATATTATATGCCAATGATATGTTAGACGCTCAATATGACTGGCCGCTGACCTCGACTGTATTTCCTAAGTATATCGCAGACAAATATAGAGATATGGCGGAAGATGATCGTGGTGAAACATTAGAGGACTATGAGGTCGTAGCATGGACGCAGGATACCACCAATCCTGGATCATATCACCATTATGAGAAGGTGGTCAAAAATGAAAATCAAGTAGAAAGAACCACCACCGAAACTCGCTATGTAATTAATAGAACGAAGCTGACCAATAATTCTCTGGATGTACCGCATGATTATTACGAAGGCGCGGGCGGATTGGCTGCTGTACAGGACGTAACAACTATAGATATAAATGGTCAGACAGTAATTCAGACTGTATATGGTAATGCTGTTACCTATTATGATTATGAAGATGAATTAAACGAGCTAAAGCGCAATATTCGAATAATCAAGAGAGAATATTATAATCAAATGAATACCGAATTTGGTATACTTACAAATAAAAATGTACCGATATTTATGAGAAGAGTTGTATAAAAAATGGTCAATGTCAAGCTACCAACTGCCGGTGAATCGAAAGTAAATATAACTGTTGGGTTTGATGGTGTAGACGAACAGAATACCAGAGAAGTTTCGGTTCGTGAGGTAACGCTAGGAGAAAGCTTATTAACTCCAGGCCTCCAAACATCCGTATTATTGAATAGCTTCCTCCATGCTTCTCCTGATGGTAAAGGTGAAGTCGGACCACCTAAGAATTTCGATGATTTCAAGAATAAAATAATGGATATTAGAATTGAGAGAGAACTTCTCAAAGATTTTAATATGCAGTCTACATTGGATGTATCACAAAGAATATACAGATTATCTGATCGTGGTGGTGGTAAAGACGAAAGCGGTAAAACAGTATTAAATAATAATAATGAGCAATTTCGTGTCCATGCCTGTGATGATAGCCTATTAAATGATGCCAGATCGCTTGTCAGTAAGTCATGGAGATGTACTGCTCCATCTGATATCGTATCGGAAGTATTACAAGGTTGCGCTGGTGTTAGAAGTTTAGATGTAGAATCCTGTACACCAATGCGCGATTATATTGCCGAGAATATTCATCCATTCCAAGTGGTAACACAACAGGCAAATGCTGCTCTGGCTGGTGGTAATGACCCATCATTTGTTCATTATATGACATATGAAAATGGTGCCACACACCATTTTAGATCGATTTATTCATTAACTAAACAAAATCTACCGATAGAAAAACCATTTGTCTTTACTGAGACTGGTGCGGCTGCTGGCTATGGTAATCCGTACAGTATTCTATCCTATAATTTTCCATGTGATTTCGATTTATTATCCGATATTCTAAATGGTATTGATGTGGATGGTAGCTTCATTAGCTCGGGTATTTTCAGTAATGTTCTTGGCGGCTTCTTTAGTTTAATGGGCAATCAAGCTGTTGGGTGTGGACTAGGCGGTGGTAATATGAACCTCGGTAAGACTAATTATAATACAGAAAAAGCACAAGACCAGTGCCCATCGGAAATTGAGAAATACCTATTAAAAAGACAGGCCAGAATGTCGCTTCTAGAGCAAGACAAAATAGCTCTATCTCTCACAGTACCATGGAATCCAATGCTCCATGCTGGTAAGATGATTGACGTTGAATTCCCTAGAAAAGGCGTCGAAGGCGGTGGTAGCACAGATAATTTATTATATGGTTCGGGCAGATATTTAATTGTTAATTTAACTCACACAATTAAAAGTGGTGGTTTTTCTACCACTACCATGGAATGTGTGGCACAAACAGTAGGGCAGGGAATAGTATAATATGAGTAGACCAAGAGATCCGTCAGCAGAAAATGATTTATTAATTGGCATTTGTGTTGGTGGGCATGACGGTGATCCAGATCCAAATCAATGTGGTCTAGTCCGTGTATATTGCCCACAAATACATGGTAATGATGTAAAGAAAGAAGACTGTGGTTTTTCTACCGTAGTTATGCCACCTAATCAGGCTGGCGCTTCTCAATTTAATGGAGTAGTAACTCCTGGACAGGCATTATTGTGTAAAAAGGTCGGGCCTCCTGGTGATTCCACATTATGTGTTGTCGGTTCATTGCCAACATCTAGACAAGAAGGCGGTATGAAGGGCAATAAAAACTTAAATACATTCTTGACAGCTTTAACTGAGGCCTTTTCTACCGAATTAAATATTAATATTCCACCAAATGTAAAAGAAACAATGTCTGGTGGTACTCGAATTCGTCAAATACAAGAGAAAGGACAGAGGCATAATTATAATCTGCTCAAAGGTATTCCATCTCACGGAGCATCATATAATCTAGCTGGTATGCCATTAAAGCAGGTAACCAATGTTTCTACGGCCAGCCAGTCTTTTAGTAATATTCTAACTGGTTCTATGCTTTCGGCATTACCTGGTGCCAATTTCTCAGTTGGTTCTATTCTAACATCTCTCACTTCATCGGTTCTTGACGAGCTATTATCTTCGCTGCCACCTGAATTAGCTCAGGGTATGCAGAGTATGTTTAATTTAATGCAGTCCATGGAAGTATCTGAGGGCGGTGGTTTTGCCACATCTGGTAAGGTGGATCCTACTACATACTTGGCCAATGCTGTGACATTATTAAAAGGCAATCAGTCTCTCGGTGAAGTAATTAGCAATATTCAACGCCTTCAATATGACACATCATTATTTGGCCTAGATAAATTGGCTTCTACTCCATTTACTATTCCCACAGCGTTTGGTGATATTAATATGAATTTATCTGCTACTGGTGCTATTCAGATAGAAACACCTGAGGCTGTACAGAAAGCAATTGATGCCTTCGGCACATTAATGTCTTCTGGTGCTGGTTTTCCTGGTGCTTCTCTAGGTAATATGTTTGGCAGTTCTTCTGGAGTCATGTCGGAAATGTTTAATAGATTACCGCCAGATAAGCAAGGAATAGCTAAGAGTATGATGGAAAAGGTAATTGCTCCAGGCACAAAATCTCAGACGCTATTAAATAAAACAAATGAATTAGCCCATAAGGGTTCGAATATATTTAGCTTATTAAAATAAGAAAGTGATGAATTATGGGCGTTTATAAACCACCTGGAAATCCTAAGAATGTAACACCCGCCGATTGGTCTGGTCCACCAGATGCGCGTGATACTGGCGGTGAATATCCAAATTATAATGTAATTACCAAGACAAATTCGGGCCATGTTATCATGACAGATGACACCAAGGGGTCTGAACACGTAACTATCCAGCATCGCAGTGGTTCTATGCTCCAATTAACTCCTGATGGTGGTATATCAATTGGCGCACAGAATGGAATGTATCAGATTATATTTGGTGAGAATAGAATGCTTATCACTGGTGCTCAGGATATTACTGTTCAAGGTGGCGGTAGCTTATACGTTAAAGGCGATTATAATATGACCGTTGAAGGAAATCATAATACGGTTGTCCATGGTGATATGAATTTAACGGCCAAGAATTTAAATCAAACAATTCGTGGTAATATGGACACTACCGCTAAGGAAATGTCAACGAATATTGAAGGGTCAAGTAAGATCACATCTCAGGGTATTACCACTATTGCCTCGGATGGCGGCCTTGCTCTAATGTCTACAAGCGATTCAGTTACGCTTGGCGCTAAACAAAATCTTGGTGTATATTCAGGTAATAAGTTGATGTTGGAAGCTGGGAGCAGTATGCACATGAAATCTATTGGCGCTTTGAATCTAAAAACCAGTGCCAGATTATCTCTCAAAGGCGGTTCTATCGCTGCTGATGGTTCTGATGGTGGTGCTAATATTCTACTTGCTTCTGGTGCTTCTGCTGATGCGGATGGTGCTGAGATTAAATTTAAGAAAACAACATCACCCAATAGAGAAACATAAATAATCACATGGCACAACCAATAGTAATATCAAGAACACCAGACTATTCCGATTTAGATTTGGATTTCATACCACATCCTACAACAAAGGATGTGGTCGTTAAGACTGGTGCAGATGCTATTAAGCGTTCTGTTCGTAATCTCATTCTAACTAATTTTTACGAAAAACCTTTTAGACCTGGTATAGGCTCAAGTGCTGTAAAATTGCTATTTGACAATATGTCTCCGCTTGTTTCCAGTTTCCTGGAAAATGCTATTAGAGAGGTTATTCAGAACTATGAACCTCGTGTGGAAGTTTTAGGAGTTAGAGTTGCTATGGACTATGATAATAATGGTTATAACGCAAGAATAGAT